ATACCGGCGGACATCAGCGCGCTGGCGAGCTTCCCTGACCCGGTATCTACGCCCATGTCCTGAAGCGTAGTGAGTGCAGCCTGCTTGGCCTGCTGAGTCGATTTCAGCGCGGTCTGACCCGCCTTGTTTGCGGCCTGTTCCTGCTGGGTCGCATTTCCTGCTTCCAGCGCATCCTTGGCATACTGACTTGAAACCGCGTTGTACTGATTGGCATTTGCCAGATCAGACGTTGCCTGCTGTGAGAGCGTACCTGCAATGCCGGTCTGACTCGCCGCCGCCGTCTTTGCCGTGCCCAGCTGGTTTGTTACCGCCGGCATGATGGTATTGTTGACGGTGCTCTGATTTGAGGCGTTGGCATTCTGCGCTGTGTTCAGTGCATCGGCTGTCAGGCCGTTGGCGTTATTCATCAGCGTTGAATAGTTCACACCGGATGACTGCTTTGTACCGAGTGCGTCGGAGAACAGCCCGGAGAGCAGCGCTGCGGATACCAGACCAGAGAGCCCAAGTCCAGAAGATGTCGAAGAAGCGGAAGTATCAGCCATATAGTACCTTTCGCGGGCGCACGCCGACGCAGCACACTAGATCTAGTATGCTGTAGTTGAATTTATCTTAACGATTTGTGGGATTTTTCGATTGAAAAAGCGGAAGAACGCGTGATATATTTTGTTGTCATATATCAGCATAGAAGAACATAACTAATAGTATCTGTATGTTTCCTATGAAGCAGTCCAGGTTTGCGATGCTTCATTAAATAACTGCAAGCGGAATGGGCTGTCTGGATAAGGTGGCTGTATATCTGTTTTCTTTTTTTGTGGGTCTAAAGACATTCCATCAAACAGATTAACAAATCCTGTATATGTTTTTTTATCAGAATCATATATATAGTATGTTTTCATGTTAAGTAATCCTCTTTACTGAGAATCCTATTGCCGTAATTTGTATAGATGAAATTTCATAAGTACCATTCTGGTGAGGATTGATAAACATATTTACTTTTACAATTACTTGCCATAAACTATTAGTTACCTGCCAAAAGCATACACTAGCGTCCCCCATGACTCGCAACGGGGAATTCTGCATATTTTCATATGTTACGGTGAAGTGATTCCCACCGCTATCGTATACAGACGTATCCCATCCCCAAACGCTTGCAGTATAAGTAGCAGACTGCATTTCATCTGCAGATACATAAACACCGGTCTCTAGGATATAAGATCCAAAGTCATTAAATCTATCATATCCGTAATCTATACCATTAAAAGATTTATACTCTCCAGACACTGCAGTTCCAATAACAGCTATAGTATTATTAAAACTCGTAGATCCATTTGCTCGAATTAAACCTCTCCCCCCTGCAACCAAAAGCCAGTCAGATCCTGATGTATTAAGATCTATCCAGCTTTGCCCGTCGTTTGATACAAGATAACCACCGACAGTGTTTCCAAGCCTACCGGCAAAAAATGCATTGCCTGCGTTATCAACGGAAAACTTAACGTTGCCCGCGTTATCTGCAAACTGAATTGAATTATCACCCCACGAGCACATGCGAATAAATGAATACCCACCGCGAAACTCCATAAAAGACTGACTTAAAGAATTAATCCCAAAAATAAATCCTGACACATCCGTCTGCCATCCTTTGGCAACGCTAGATCTTAATCCCCCCCATGCGGTGCCCTTCCCTGTAGCGGTAATCCAACCCTTTGTATTCACATCCCCAAGGTTTGCAATCGCCGCCGAAACGTCTTCAAACTGCGCTGTCACAGCTTTGGCAAACGTCGCGTTGATGGTTGTGGTATCAATCTTGGATGCAGACAACGTTCCGATTTTTGCCTGATCGATTGATGCCTCACCGAACTTGGCAATCAGCGCATCAATCTCATCCACATACGCGCCCTTGATGTAAACGCCGGCTGGATAGGTCACGCCATTGATTGTGACTGGTGCACTCAATACTTTGAATGGTGATTGAGGCTCGATAGCAAGAAGAGAATCCACGATGTTGAGCGATACCGGCGTAGTGATTTCGATCCCCGTGGCTCCGCCGTACAGTGGCCCGACTACGTCTGCCTTTGAGACGTTGCGCAGCCACACATACACATGCCGGCCACCACCAACGGGGAGATAAATCACGGGGCCGTTAGACTGCCCAGAAGCGATTGCGGACCCAAACCCAGGCGATGATCCATCTGCATTCGCGTCAACCATGTACAGCATCGTGTAAGCGTGATTGCTGAGCCCCGTGTACTGGTTCGCATAGGTAGGCAGAGAGAAGGATGCAATCACTGAAGTTGGGGTTGACGTAACGACCACATTCTGCAGAGAAGGCGGTGTGGTGGTATCTATCAATGTTCCTTCGGAATTATTCTGTACCACTACCACGCTACTCGCTGAAGGCGTCGTGGCAGCTGTTACTGCACTGGAAACGTACCGCTTCACGGTATCGTTGGCATTCAGATCGCGGCGCGTCACCAGCTGATCATCTGGCGAAGCCTTGGTACGCCCAAGTAGCACGTTCAGCGTTAAGATGATCGCGGCCAGCGTTGTGCGGAGCGGCGTAGAGATATCCGGAATACTCGAAACGTCCGGAATGCTCGGCAGTTTGGTTTGCGTATCAGCCATAGTCACACCAATCCGGGCTTTTCGCCCACAGCAAATTCGGTCACCTTCGCTGCACCGGTGAACTCGAACTCATCAACCTTGCAGCGCCCGCGCTTGAGGTTGAACACCTCAGGGTCAGAAACGGTTCTCTCGTAGCTCAGCGCGCCATCCCGGTAGTGCCGGAAGGTCAGCGGGCCAGAGGCAAGAATCTTCGCTGCAGGGATTCCGCCTGCAGGTTTGAGATACTGTTTTGTGCGGTAAGTCATAGTCATGTACGATGACCCTGCATCCCACTTCTTGATCGCCCCGGAAATCACCAGATACAGGGAATTCGTGCGCGGCTCAACATAAGCCGCCGAGGCCCACACGTCCGTCCACGTCAGTTCACCGGTATCCGTCCGCAGGATGAAGGCTCCCTGCGTGGTGCCGTTGTCGTAGAACCCGAAATACCGCTTGTTGTAGAACGCCCCAAGAATGGATTCAGGCTTCAGCGCCTGCCACTGGTCACGCGTCATCAGCGTGTCAGTCACCAGCGAAACGCCGGAAGCAGTCGCAAGCATCAAACCATCCGGCGAGGCGTAGAAAACACCGTAATCCGTGGAGACAATCGAGCGGCCGGAAACGCATCCCGCAGAGTTTTCGAACGTCGGCATCGTGGCGCTGGCCGGGTCGCTGGCAATCGACACGAGAAAGGCTTTTGCCGTGGTGCAGATGATCACGCCACCGGTAATCCTGCCGTGCCCAACGATGGGATAAGGAACGTCCATCCAGTAATCAGTCGGCCAGGCGTGCGGGAGAGAGCGAACAGAAGGCATCCAAGTTTGCCCCCGGTACATCGCCATGATTTCCCCATCGAGCGCGATGATTCCCTGAGCATCAGCCGGAGGAGGAAGGTAGTAAGGTGCTTCAAGCGTCAACTGCCCAGTGAGTTCGGTCACTGAACTCACATACGTTGCCTGCGCAACAGACAGAACATCCTCGCGGATGTAGGATGATCCAGTGGAACGGTAGAGCCGTTTTTCCTTTGCGATCACATTCCCGGCGCGGTCTGAGAAAGCCGGCGAAGATTCGAAGCCAGAGAGCGTCACAATCTGCCCGGGCATCACGATCACCTTGAGTGGGGTGCTATCCGCATCCAGCCATGGGGCTCCCTGCTGACTCAGGTCGTTGACCCAGGTGTAGGTGTAGAGCCTTGTTTCAGCCGTACCATCGTAGTGATACGACATTGACCCGGTAGCCGGCGTCACAGCAGTCGAGCTGGAAATCGTGAACGAGAAAATACGATTGGTCAGCACCGTTGCATTTGAAAATGTGCCGTTGTACTCAGCCTGATCTGCCCCGGTTATGACTGGTGCAAAAGAAGATCCAGGCGCATACTCAATATCGGATGTCGTAGTCACTGTCACAGTGGTTCCGCTGCGCACAATCGAAGCAATCCCTCGATTTGAAACGGATGCGGAAAGCGTTCCTTTTGGCTGGGGAACACCCAGAATCCGCCAGTTGCTCGGCAAATCCGTACCGGTTGCCAGCGTGATATCCGTCACCCGTGGCGGCTGCCCGGCTTCGGTGAAATAGGTGCGCTCAGACGAATCATCCGCCACCGGACCTTTGGCAAACTTACCGTCGTTGAGCAGGTTGAACCAGTATTGAGCATCACCGACAACGGTTTGTCCGAAGCGATAGATGGTCTTCACCACGCCTGTTTTTGTTGGCGTGGCTACAGCCACAGGCGTGTGCCACGGCTCAATCACCGCTGCATCCATCCGGCAATTGATTGCCTTCTGTGCATACCCGTCCGGAAGGTTGAGCGGATCTTGCGCCGGCACAGTTCCCTTGAAGATTGTCTGGCGCATGATCAAAGCCTCTGCAACTGCATGATTACGCTATTCTTCACGCCACCATGGAGTCGGTAGGCGTATGCCTCAAGAATTGCGTTCTCGTACAGTTTCTCGTTGTAAACAGCCAGATCAGAAGATGACCACGGCTTGCCAGGCTGCGCCATGAGGCGATACTTCACACCGCCGCAGAAACCTTCCTGCCAGTTCATCAGTAGATCAGGCACAGAGGTCGCAGTGATGAGTGGAACCAGCACGCACAGTGCTTGCACCGGTAGATTCGCCACGACGGGAACCGGAGAGAGTTTGAGAACGCCCTGATCCTCAGTCGTGAAATAGCCGGGCATACCGCTCCCGACCACTTCGCCGGGTCGAAGCTGTGCACCGTTCACCGACGCGGATTCCACGCTGAACACCTGAAATCCGTCAGGAGGGACGATGGTATAAAACGCCGTGTCCACAGCCGTCACCCCAGCAGACAATTGCTTCTGCAGCACCTTGGAGCGTTTGCAGAAATCAATCGCGGTGGTGATGATGGTCTGCCGAATCACCACGGGCGGGCAGCCGGCTACATCGCCAGCGATGTACGGCTCAAGATCAGAAAAAGTAGCCATGGCGGCTCCAGAAATAGTGGGCACAAAAAAGCCCGCGCAGGGCGGGCTGGGGGGTGGATAAAATCACACAGGCGAAATAATTGCGCCAAGCTGGCTAGTACAGTACGTAAAATTTACCCCGGGAAGCGAAATAGTAAAAGTGCCAGGATTTGATCCCACTGAAATAGTTGCCGCTGTAAGAGATTTCCCTAGAGTCTCTGAAACGTAGTCTGATCCACCAAGTGCAGCAGCAGAAATGAAGTCAGTTGCAACTGGAGTATATGAAGATAGAGAGTATGTGCCGCCCGGGGCCCCCACGATTGTGCAAGAGCCAATTGCACCGGCTGTAAAACGAATTGGATATACCTTGTACGCCCCCGCCGTTTTGCTTGCAATCAATTCCGGTTCGGAAGAAAACCGCCTCCGCAAAATTGACAAAGTTTTGTCGGTCGCATGCCAAGCGCCATCTGGACCTTGACCGTTCCCCCACCGCAATTGCGTTTCAGCGGCATTCTGATAGGGGGGTTTTGACAGTCTTAGACGCCGCCACGGGGCACTTGCTGATCCGTCTACAGACATGATGTCACCGACACCAAGAGCGGGCGCTTTCGCGGCTCCGTACGACACGCCAGAGGTGTTCCCAAAAAGAGTCGAGTGCCGGCCCGTAAAAGTTACACCAAATACGGCTGTTCCGGAATCCGCGACTCTCCCCCTCGCAACTGTCGTGTATTCTCCCTGCTCATAGATCCATGCAAGCCACTCCATCACATACGTGGTACGCATACGATAGCCGTGTGGATTCGGATGAAAGTCATCAGCCATATGATCTGGGTATGCGCCCGTAGCAAAAGACACTTCACCAAAAACGGCGCCTCCGGAATCGCACACAGCAGAATTTGGCACAACAGAGTCGAGGCGAGGAATTGAATAGTATTCGACACCGAGCGCTGCGGCGCGCAGACTATCTGTAATGATCTGGCCGGACACGCCAGACAGAATGAAAGTCGGATTTGTAAGTGTTAGCGGGTGCTGGACAAGGAACACTACCGGAACGTTTGGCGCTAAAACCCTTGCGCGCCTGACCATTTCTGCGAGCCTCGTTTGCAGGCCAATAACTGAAGCCTGCCAGTCCGATGATCCGTAAGTTGCTAGACCGGGATCAACACGGAAATCATTAATCCCGAACGTGATAAAAAGCACATCGGCAGTGCAGCAAGCCGCTCCAACACCCTCCGGAGTAATGACATTTCCACCGGAATTAACAGAACCTTGGGCCGCAGACAAAATAGCAGTTGTCGAGTAACCATTTGCGCCAAAATTGATGTTGTATGTGACTCCCGGCAGATTGTCGCAACTATAATCCGTCCCGTACACAAATGGGATTGATGTCGCTGCGGCCTCTATAGTGGAGTCACCCCACCACACGCAGTGCCTCACAGCTTTTTTGCGCAGGCTGACGATAGCGGGGTTGATGCCTCCCTGCCCGTATATCATTGTTCTTACCCCCAACACCTCCGGCGGGGTGAGGCCGACTGGCACACCTCCTGCAGTCTGATTTCCTGATGCGTCTGTTGTCACATACAGACGGTCTGTTCCGTCTTCTTCACGCCAGCCAATTTCGTTTCCGGTGGAGTCGTAGACTTTCCCATTGAGTGCGTAGTTTCCAGACATGATGAGTCCTTACCCTGCCCGACCAGCCGGAGCCGGCGCAAATGGCAGCATTGAAAGATTGGGGTTGTTTCCGGTCAGTGCCGTCACTTGCGCGTTGATCGAGGCAACGAACATCTGCGTGTATGCGGATGCCATCGTTTGGGATTCAGTCGCGGTCGGCTGGCTCAAATACGCACGCGCAAGCATGTAATTGAGCAGGTCATCCGCGTAGGCGTCATCGACGGGAATGACGGTTATATCGCTTGATGCTGAGGCGAACTGGTTCGCTGTAGCCTTGACGATTGCGTGAGGAATCGCGCAGTACCGGGCCTGCACCCAGATCGCTGAAGACGGGGCCGGCGACACGTGGAAATAGGTGGGCGTGCGCAGGTCGTAGAGCACGCTATCCACTTCACTCCCGGTGCGGGAATGCCATACCGGATCGGCATTGTCCAACGCTGATCGCTCGGCAATGTTGATCGTGCGCCCCGGTGTTACACCATCCGTCCCCATGTTGCACATCAACTCGTAAAGCTGCACGCCCTGTGTTCTGAGCGCCGCGCTTCCGTCACCCGGCAGGATTGATCCTGCAGGAATATCGGAGATGCACTGCAGCGTCACGCCCGGCTTGAGCTTGATTGCATCCACGCGGGACACGGACTGTGGCAACCACTTTGCCAGTGCACGCGCCCCGTCGTTCAGTGCCGCCACCAAGTCATCTTCGGGCCACGTGACGAACTGCGGATTGTTGTCATCCAGCAGCGTAGATGCGCGCCGGATCAGTTCCACAACTGTGATGGTCGGCATGATGGTTTAGCTCAGAACCTGGATGTTGAAGCGCGGGCGGGCGCCACCGAGGGAGCCGTCAGCATTCACAACGCCGACGACCATGTTCTGGATTGCGTCGACGAACTCGGCGGGCACATCAACTTTTTCATTGCGCTTGATGACGATGCCGAAGCCGTTGATGGCGAAGAACTGCTCAAGCTGGCCGGCTTCACCTTCACCGGGTGCCAGAATGATCTTGCGGCGCTTGCCGGAAAAGCCGTGGGCAACGAGGGATTGGTCGAGCGATCGATCAACTGCAGCGTCAGTGGCTACAGCGGTGGCCGGGGCAGCGGCGGTAACGGTGTCTTCCAGGTCAGTCACATTGCTGTCGGTATTTTTTGCCATGATGGAAATCCTTTGCGTATTCGGGAAAAGAAAAGGCCCGCACGCGGCGGGCCTATTGGGTTACTTCAGTGGATCAGATCTTCGGTGCGGCCACTTCGCAGACGGCAAACCACGCGTCGTTCAGGATCGCGGCGCCCTGCATGGTCTTCCAGCCAACCGAACCGTACTGCGCGAGCTCATCGCCCTTCACGGCCTTGGGGTTGTTGACCAGCACATCGGCGGCAAACTTGCCCTTGAGCGCCACAATGCCGAATGCGTCAGCGCCGAAGAACAGCATCGGATACACGTCAGCATTGGTACCGGTGGTGGAAATCATCGTGGAGCTCGTGGCGCCCGCATCAGCGTAAGGCGTGTTGAGCGTGGTCACGAGGTAGCGAACGTCTTCCACCTTGCCGATTTCCATATCCCACGGAGTGATGCCAGCATACTTCTCGGTCGGTACAAACCCAGTGAGGGAACGAATCGTCGGCACCAGATCCGGATGGATGATGCAGATGAACGATGCGGCAACCGGCTCAGTCGCGATGTTCACGCTGGCCTTGACGACCTTCGTGACCTTCTTGGCATTCTGGCGAGCCAAAGCACGCACAATCTTGCGCTGCGTGTTCAAATCGAAAGCCGAAGCCACAGTGGCACGGGAAGCAACGCCACCCGCATAGAAAACGTTGGATGCCGACTTCAGCGCGCCCAAGCGGATCGTTTCGATGGTTTCAGCGGCCTGCTGCGGGATAACGCCAGTGGTCAGTTCGTGCAGCACCGGGTCTTCGTGGGTGTCCAGAATGACATCGGTGATCGGCACGTACGCACCGTACTGCTGAAGCGTCAGGGTCACATCGGTAGCGGTCAGTGCGGAGCCGGTCGGCGCCACACCTTCAGTCAGCGGAGTGAGTGCCTTGGGCAGCGCGTTGTAACGGCGCCACTTGACCGACTTGGTGGAGTTGGTGGGCAGCGTGGTGGGCACGCCGAAAAGCTCGGTGATCATCGCCGGGTGGGCGCGTTCGAGCAGGTTCTTCACCGCATAAGCGGCAGTGCGGGGGGAAATATCGCCATAGGTAGACATATAAAACTCCTTGAGTTAAGTGGCTTGGAAAAACACCCGAAACTCCCCGGAGCATTCCGACTGTTCGTGCGTGTGCCTCAGTCCTGCGGCGCCGGTTTGGCGTGTCGCATTTCTGATAGCGCGTACTTCAGTGGGGCTTTATTGGGGAAGCCGGATATCGGGACTCCGGCTTTCTCCGTGCGGCATCTCTGCATGACGCACGGCTGAAACTGAAACGTGTTGTGGGTTACTTGAAACTGTCGAATGTCGCCTCGTACGAGTTGTTACCTTCAGCCTTGTCCGGCATCCGCACGTTTGCGGAGGCGGGAGTGGAGACAGGCGCATCGGCGAAGGGATCGACCTCCTCTGGTTTCGCCTCTTGTGCTGCGGCAGGTTCTTCAGCGGGCTTCTTGTCTGCTTCGGCCTGCGCATCCTTGTAGTTCTTGATCAGCCGGATCACCTGCGGCCACATGCCACGCTGCAGCACTTCAACAGCTGCAGTTCTCTTGTCTTCCGGCAGGCTCTTGACCCATTCGGCAAACTTCGGGCTGCTGACGATATCCTGCAGATCCGGGTAGGCATCACTGATGGCGGATTCGTGCATCGACTGAAGAGCGGATTGCACGCCCTGCTGGAGGCCGTCGAGACGAGAGCCGAACTCCTTGCGCATCGGGCCGAACCGCTGTTCAGATGCAAAGCCGATCAGCTTCATCAGGTCGTCAACGAAGTCCGGGCCGAAGTCGCCGGCATACTTCTCCTGAATGGCCTTGATTTCTTCCGGCGTTTCCGCCTTGGCAATTTCCGAAATAGCCTGAGCAACTTCCGTTTCAGCCTGCTCGGCAGCCGGGGTTTCACCCGCTTCTTTAGCCGGCGATTCCGGCATGGATTTCATCGCTTCCTCGCGGGCCTTGAGTTCCGCTTCCAGTGCTTTCAGGCGACCTTCCCAGCTCTTCAGCCGGTCTTCATCCTTGCCGTCGCCCTTCAGCTTTGTCTGGCCATCTGCAGATTCCAGCGCTTCACCGGTAGCGCCTTCGGCCTTCTGCTCTGCCGGGGATTCGGCGGCTTCTTCGGCAGCGTCCGGTGCCGCCACAGGGGCAGATACCACAATGGCGAGGTCAGGGGCGCCCGCGTCACCAGACGTATCCACATCGGGATTCTGTTCTGCACTGACTGCGGGCTGCGCAGCAATCTCGTCAAACGCCTTGTCAAATGCATCAGCGGCTGCAGCATCACCGCTGGCATCTTTCGGGGGTACTGCTTGGGTTTCTTGTGCCATGGTCGGCTCCATCTTTGAGAAAAAGCCGGGAGACCCGGCATAAAAAAACCGCCCGAAGGCGGCTGTCCTAAATCGTCGGCGTGTGGATCTCTGGGCTTTCCAGCGCCAGAAGCATCTGCCGCATCTGTCGTGCGAGAAGCTGAAGGCTCACCAGATCCTCTGGCTTTGCGTCAAGCATGTCGTCCTGATACTTTTCCTGCATTGCCCTAAGCATGTCGCGCAGGGCGCAATCCTGTGCTGAGCCAGACTGGCGCAGGTAGAGTGCCTGTGCCACGAGGATCTTGTCTCGTTCCATCACTGATTCCCGAGAGCGGGCGTTTCAATTCCCGCCTGCACTCCTTGGGCCTGCATCGGGTTCTGCGGCGCGCCGGTCGGTGGCGGCAGCGGTTGCGGTGCAGTGTCCTGCGGCAACTGCTCTTGTGGTGGCTGAGGTGCGGGCTGTGCTGCTTGTTCTTGAGGCTGTACAGGCACCGGTCCTTGTGATTGATCATTCCATCCCGCGCTGCGCGCAATCTCATCCCCAGCAGCAGCAATGTGCGGATTTGTCACCACAATCCCCCCGGCCTGAATCGCTTCGTACAGAGCAGTCACCATCGTTTCCATCGCCTTGGCACGCGACTCAGCGGTCTTGGCCTGGGTGAGCAGCGCATCCATCTGCGTCTTGACTGCAGAGGCTTCAGACTCAGCAACCTTGGATTTAAGCAAGGCAAGCTGCAACTGGCCCTGCATCATCTGCATCTGCATGGCCTGTTCTTGATTCGGGTTCTTGTCGATCTGCTGCGCTTCTTCGTCGCTCATCACAACATCATCAAAATCATGCGCCTGTGCAATCTCGCGAAGCAGGCGGATCGGCTTGAGATACTTTCGCGCTTCAGCCGGCACCGCGGCATTGAACTGTTGCGCCTGGTTGGCGCGCACTTCCTTGGCGACGATTGTCGAAACACCACGTGCCATCACCGAGAAATCGCCCTTGATATCGTCGTCCGGGTTGTAAAGCATGTTCCAGGCTACGAGACTGGTGATTACCGGGCGGGTGATCCCTTCGTCGAAGTTGAGAACCAGTGACTTGATTGCAATCTTGCTCTGGCCGATGAGCATGGAGAGCCCGCCCATTGTCTGCGCTGCCCCTTGGGTAGGATTGTCTCCACTCATGTAGCGCGGCAGCATCGTGGTGTCGTCTGCCGAGTTTTCAAAATAGTTGGTCAGTTGCAGCAAGCCATCGGTATTTGCCGGCACGTTGAAGAAGCTGATCGGCGGGTACTGCGAATCACCTTTGGTCTGCAGCCACATCTTCCACGGTCGGATGGTGCGGATATCCTCAGTCGTGGAAAGCTGTTGAATATTGGCGATACCCTGCGGGCCCGCGCTCGCGGCGGCGTTGTCCATCGTTGCGCGGAGAGATGCATTCGCGGCTTCCTGGTCGTCGCGCATGATTGTGGCGATGCCATCGGCGAAGATACTGGATTCGTCTTCACGGAACTGGTAGAGGTGATACGGATAGGTCACCCCTTCACGCAGCAGCTGCATGCGGATCACAGTCCCATCAGGCAGCAACCACACGTTTGCGAATACCACTTCATCCATGCGGTCTGCCGGAACATACACGCCAGCCGAAGCCAGATCAGAAGCGCGCAGCCAGCCATACCGTTCAAACGTATCGTACAGGCCGTTGTTCAGTGAAGCGCTTGTCTGCTGCTGGTCGCCAATCGACCGGAACTCGCTCTCGTAGGTGCGCAGATCCGTGCGACCTTGCGGGTTGGTCTTCACAAAATCGACGATGGCCTGCTTGTTAAATCCTGGAATCGCGGCCATCTTGAGCATGGCCGATTCGGTCAGCCGGTGGTGTTCCCACACGTAGCGGCAGTGCTCGATTTCATTGGCCTCAGAATCCGGGTAGAACCGCCACAGCGAGACGTGATTGCACGTCGGCTGGGCGTACTTCTTCACCTTCTGCACGTACCGCTTCTGCGTTGCATCGTACTCAAACGAAATGGAAGTCTTGGAGTCAGTCAGCGCGCCTTTGAGTACACCGGTGCCGTACAGGTGCCCACTGAAAAGCACGCGCTTGATTTCCCGACGGTAGCGACTCTCCTGCAACTGGTCGTCAATCTGCGCTTCCATCCCTTTCGCAGCTTTTTGCGCAGCCTGAAGAATGGCGGCGCGGATCACGTCTTCCGGTAGCACCTGCCCATTCGCCGCCTGGGCCAGCGCATCGTGAATCTTCTGCATCTTGAAAGGCGGTAGGGTGGGCTTCGGCGACGGATCGACGGAGTAATTCTTATCGCTCGTCGGAAAGAGTAGATCCAGCATCGTGCTTGTAGCGATATCCACCTTCTGCGCAGTCATGCGCTTGTAGATTCGGCTGCGCCCCGCTTCTTCAAGCTCCCTGATCACTTCATCGGAATAGATCCCCTTGTACTGGCGCAGGTCTTTCAGCCAGCGGATTTCCTGGTTCTGGCGCAAACGTTCCTCGTTCGAAAACTCCCCAAGCAGCGTGTTGCCGATAGCGGAAAGCTTGTCGTACGGAACGGCATCGCGGCCTTGTGCCAGACTTTCGAAGGCGCGCTCAAACTCGCCTTCCGTGTTCGGCGTGGCACCAGCAGGCGGCGTTTCAGTCGCAAGGGTTTCGAGTTCTTTGTCCATGTGATTGCCCATAAATAAAGGCCCGCCTAAGCGAGCCTTGTGGATTCAGTGTGCTTCAGTAGCCTGCGATGGACGACACGCGGTGGCCAGTGATTGTCGGGATCATCACGTCATCGCGATAATCCACGTGATCAGCGAACGTCAGCGCCAGCGCGTCACCCAAGTCGGGCGAGCGGCCTAGGCGTTTCTTGATATCTGGTTTGCTCTCCAGCGCCTTGCGTCCGTTGCTGGAGTCCTTCGCCTGGGCCGAGCTGATGTCAGCGCGCAGGATTGGGTTATCTGGTATGCGTGCCGGTTTATCCTTGAGCCAGTCGCGCATGCGGTACCACATCTCAGCGCGGCGGTTGGCGTAGATATCCGATTCGATTGCACCTTCACCGAACATCACCCCAACGACAGGGATATTCAATTCCTTTAAGCGCGAGACAATCCCTGATCCAATCCCGCCCTTGTCAACAAAAATGCCATCCGGGCGCCGGCCTTTTGCATCGCCCTCGCGCCAGTACTTCGCGAGCAGCCCGGCAATCTGCATTTCGTCGCGGCCAAGATATCTTTCAACGCGCAGCACCACGCGACCCCGGCGCCAGGCGATGCCGGTGTGGTCGGAAGACTCCCCATCGCTCGCCGGGTCGCACCCGATCACGATTGGCCCAATCTTGTCCATGTAATCCGACTTCGCCGCGGCACTCACCAGCGCCGGGGAAATCATCGGCTTGCCGCTCGGTGCCTGGAAAGCCAACTCAGGGCACGCCGGATATTCCTGGTCGAACAGGTACTGCTTGTCCTCGTCGTAGGTTGCGAGCTTGTTGGCCCGCCACTGCATCTGTTCCATGCTCAGGCCATACGCCTGCATGTACTCCAGATCATCGTCGCTCAGTTCCAACTCTCCGCGCACAGGAGTGGCATACTCTGGCTGCCAGAACCACGGCACGAAGATGGGGATGAACTCGCTTTCGCCAGCCTCAGCTTTTTTCCACATCTGGTGGAAAGTGTTGCCAAGCCCGTTGGCGGTGGACTCCAGAATGACTTCAGTTCCCGGCAAGTCTGCAACGGTATTCCCGATGCCGGCCAAATGTTCCGATGCGTTCTTCCAGAACCCAAATTCTGACCCGTGGAAAAACTGCGATGTGCTTGAACGCCCAACGTTGTCAGAGCCGGCAGTCGCCAGTTTGTAGCCACCATCCAGCGCCCCAAAGATCAACTCTTGCGCATTGCTGTTGCGTGTGCTCGGGCGAACCGGGTTGTTCTCGTGGTAGCGCTTCACCATCGCGAACAGGTTGGCGGTGGCCTTGTCCTCGTGAGCCATGATGAACGCCGTCATGCCTGGATTCATCGAGGTCTTGTGATAGAAGCGTGCGGCAATCAGCGTAGATCCGCCTTGCTGTCGACCCTTCAGCAGAAGCGCCCGAACCTTTCCGGTTTCCTTGAGCTGCTTTTCCAGACACGAATGGATGTGGTGCTGTGCTCGATTCCACGCAAACGGCAGCAGTTCTCCGCCAGTCTTTCCTTTAATCTTCAGGCATTCCGCCGAGTAGAGTTCAAGATCCCCCTT